TGACTATGCTAAGGTTATCTGCGGGGCTTCCGTAGGTATTGCAGCTGTGTATGGTCTTGCGAGAGCTTATAAAGCTTACCGAGCTAGTGAGCAGAAAACGCAGGGTTCTTTGGAGCCTGCGACGATGGAGGAAATCCAGGAACGCGATTCGGAAACTAACGTTTGGACAGAAGTCGTTAAGCGTGATTTGCCCATTTCCGAGACCTCAAAACGTATGTCTGCAGACCATGTAGACAATATTGTTAAGAGGGCCTTGGTTTATGGTTCAATTCATTCTGACGATGGCAACGGTATGGTCAATGGCCTTATGTTGTCGTCCAATGTTATTTTGATTCCTAACCATTACTTTACGGAGTTTGGTGAGGAGTTAATGTGTACATTTCGCAAGAAGAATCCAGAAGCAACTGGAGGTAAATTTGTTGCACGCGTGCATCAAAAATACACTCATTTGATTCCTAATTCTGATTTGCGAGTGTGCTACATTCCGAATGGCGGTTCGTTCAAGAACTTAGTGAACTTCTTTCCCACTAGTGAGATGCCTTCAGTTCCATTCCGCATGCATTGGCGGAAAAAGAATGGAGAAATGATCATGGCCAAGGGCTTAACTGAACCTGGTCTTGTGAAAACTCTTCATCCTTTTATGGGAGGTATGTACAAGAATTTAACTATCAATACGTTTGATGGCATGTGTGGTGCAACCCTCGTGTCAGAAACGAATGGTAGTGCAATTCTTGGCGTACACCTCGGTGGTACTGCTGGCACTCCTATTGGGTGCTATGGAAGTATTACTCAACAGCAACTTTTTGTTGCGTTTGCAGAACTTAGGAAGATGGAAGGTGTTATTCTTTCTGGTGAAGCAGGAGAATTCAAAACAACTGTGCTAGGCGTGCAAGTGTTGAAGAAGGATCCTCTTCATAAGAAGAGTCCACTTAACTATCTACCTAAGAACTCGCAAGTTGAGTACTATGGTTCGTGCCCGGGACGAGCTTTGACCAAGACGGAAGTTAAGGTTACACCAATTAGCGAACATATTATGGACGTTTGTGGTGTACCCAACATCTATCGGGGACCAAAGCTCAACCCAGACTGGTATGGTTGGCAGACATGTCTTGCCAATTTGGCTGTACCAGCGCATCCTTATCCTCATAATCTCTTAGAGCTTGTTATTAGAGATTATAAGGAGCTTTTTATTGAGATTTTCAAAAGTGCTTTGTGGTGTGGGAGTTTGTCTCTCACTGACCGCGAAAATCTTTGTGGTATTCCTGGTAAGAAGTTTATGGATGCAATTAAGCTCAACACTTCAGTTGGATTTCCATTGACTGGTCCAAAGCGTGATCATGTCATTGAATTGGAGCCAACTGAAGAGTGGCCAAACAATCGTGAGCTTGAAAAAGAACTCATGGATGAAATTGTCCGCATTGAAAATTGCTATCGACGTGAACGTGGATATCCAATGGCCAAGGCGTGTAAGAAGGATGAGATCCTTACTAAGGACAAATGCAGAATCTTTTATGGTAATGCATTGTCTTTGACATATTTAATCCGTAAGTACTATCTACCCATTTTGCGTGTGTTGCAAATGAATCCCTTGGTTTCGGAGTGTGCCGTTGGCATTAACTCTCATGGACCTGAATGGGAAGAATTTCATCAACATGCTACCAAATTTGGTATGGATAGATTGTTTGGTGGAGACTATGGCAAGTACGATCAGAAGTTGCCTTCTCAGTTGATTTTTGCTGCTCTGCGAATCTTAATTGATTTTGCTAGAGTTTGCAATTATACTGAGGAGGATCTGAAAGTTATGGAAGCTATGACAGGCGACATCGTGTTCGCTTACATCGCTTACAATGGCGACTTGATTGGTCTCACAGAAGGAACTCACATTAGTGGTAATTCTCTCACTGTTATTATCAACGGGATCTGCGGATCGTTGAATCTACGTTGTTTCTTTTACTCTCAGTACCAACCTGAAAGTTTTGAAACACGTATGAAATTTCGTGAGAATGTTGCCGCCATGACGTATGGAGACGACAACATTGGTTCTGTCAAGCCTGGTGTAGACAAGTTCACAATCAAGGAATGTTCGCAATTCTTGGCTGAATATGGACAAGTTTATACCATGCCTGATAAGGAATCAGAGTTGTTGGATTTCTTACCACCTGAGGAATTTGAGTTTCTCAAGCGCGACAGCGTTTGGCACCCTAAATTAGGGGTGCATGTTGGCGCACTTTTGGACAAATCCATTTACAAGTCTCTTCACTGCTTTATGCGTGGAAAGAATTGTCCGGATACGGAAGAGAGTGCATGTGCTCAAAACATTGATGGAGCCCTGCGTGAATGGTTCAATCATGGTGAGGAAAAGTTCGAAAAGCAACGTTCCCTGATGAAGGAAGTTGCTAAACGAGCTGGTATTTCTCACATTTGCACAGGCTTGGAACTCAGTTACAACGATCGTGTTGCTGACTGGAATTCTAAGTATGGGAAGTAATTCCCACCCCGTCACTTCGGAGACAATAAATCCGACCCAGTTTTAAATCTGATGGTAAGCAAAATTAATGTATGTATATGGATACCACATGTATTTTGATCTTTATGTGTTTTGTAGAATTATTGTAGGCTTTGCATATAGAACGGTCCCTACTGGGGAATCGCAAGATGGGTTCACCGTGCCCAAATGTAAACATTTCTTTCTGTATGAGTTAATCCGCTCTGCAGTCTGTGCATAAATGGATTAGTAATTTTAATATAAACTACAACCCCCAATCTGGTATGGAGACATACGCTGACGGAACTACCAATGATAGTGCAGTGATGAAAATCAATGGTAGCAGCAAATATGAAAATGTTAGCTTTTCCGATCAAGTTGATCCCTATGCCTACAACGTGGAAACCACAATCGACCCAACACGAAAGTTGCAAGATACTGGAGACGCAACTCTCCAGAACTTCTTCTCTCGTCCCATTAAAATTGGAACAGTCGAGTGGGCTACTTCCACACAGTTGACATTCGATATAAATCCTTGGGAGGAATATTTCAATAATCCCAGGGTTTCTAATCGTTTGTCGAATTTCAATCTCATGAGAGCTAAGCTGCATGTGAAGGTTGTGATTAATGGTAATGGTTTTCAATACGGTAGAGCTTTAGTTAGCTATTTACCGTTTAATCGTTATGATACACTTTCTTCTAATGCAGGGTTGATTCGTCAGGATTTGGTGCAAGCTTCACAGCAACCGCACTTATTTCTTGACCCAACTACCTCTCAAGGTGGTGAGATGACTTTGCCATACTTCAATTATTGGAACTATAGTTCTATCCCAAATTCTCAGTGGAATGAGCTTGGGACTCTACAGTTCCGAAGTATTAATGACTTGAAACACAGTAATGGTGCTAGTGATCTCGTGACTGTATCAGTTTTCGCTTGGGCTGAGGATGTCCAAATGTCTGTATTGACTTCGGTTGATCAAGGAGACATTGGACCTCAGTCTGGACGTGAAGTTGATGAAGTCAACGAGAAAGGCACTATTTCTGGACCTGCAACATCCATAGCTAAAGCAGCGGGAGCATTGAAAGATGTTCCCTATATAGCTCCATTCGCTCAGGCGACGGAGATGGCTGCTTCAACTACTGCTGGTGTTGCTAAGATGTTTGGTTATTGTCGACCCCCTGTCACCAAGAATCCTGAACCGTTTAAACCATACCCAGCGTCAGCTTTAGCACTGACAAATACTGGTGATGGTCCAACGAAGATGACTGTTGATGACAAACAGGAGTTGACTATAGATCCTCGCATCTCTGGTCTGAATGGTCTTGATGCTTTGAACATCAAGGAGATAGCAAAGAGAGAATCTTATCTGACAACGTTTAATTGGAATATCGGTACTTCACCCGAGACCCTTTTGTGGAATGCCAGAATTGACCCATGTACTTGGGCCGAAAATGCTGGACCTCCCACATCATATCATTTCCCAGCTTGTGCTATGGCGGCTATGCCGTTTAAGTACTGGACTGGTTCGATGAGATTTCGTTTTCAGATAGTCTGTTCAGCGTTTCATAAAGGACGTATCAAGATTGTGTATGACCCTAATCACTTTTCAAGTAATGAGTATAATACCAATTATTTGAACGTCATTGATATAGCTGATAAGACTGATTTCACTGTTGAGATAGCTAACGGTCAAGATCGTACGCTACTCAGCAGAGCTCAACCAGGTACCACCTCTGTTACTCAGATGTACAGTTCAACACCCTACACTTCCAATGAAGATTTCGGAAATGGAGTGATTGGTGTTTATGTTGTGAATGAGTTGACAACTCCCAATTCCACTATTGACAATAATATCGAAATTAACGTGTTTGTGTCAATGGGAGATGACTTTGAGGTGTTCGTACCTGATGATTATTTCCAGTTTTTCACCTTCAAGCCCCCTGTCGAGGGAGGTTTGAGGGCTCAAAGCGGTATGGAAATGCAGGGAGGTACTATTGTGTCCGAATCTCAGAACACAGAAGAACCTTCTGCACCTCAGCAAGAGAATGCTATGACTTTAGGACCTACAATATCTAATACAGCTGATATTAATAAAGTCTTTACTGGTGAGAGCATAACCTCTTTCAGGACGTTGTTGAAACGGTACAACTTATGGAGCTGCTTGCCCATGGCTGATACCGAAGCGACGTCTATTTATGGTAGATTCTCAATGTTTCCTTTTCTGCGTGGAGCAGTAGGAGGAGCAGTTGAGCGTACTACCGGTGGCATAGCGTATAACTATTGTAATACTGTGCTTCTGCACTGGGTTACTCTGGCCTATTCAGGATGGCGTGGTTCAATTCGTTATAAGTGGCTCCCTAGGGGGTCATTTAGTACGGACTGGCGTCCATCTCTGTATGTCCAGAGACATCCAGTTGGAGAAACCGAGTATTCGTTAGATTACGGTGATCCACCAACTTACACTAATAGCAAGAAAGCAGGTCAAGGTATTATGCCGACATTGAATCTTGGTAACTCTAGTTCTGTGAACAAACCATTCACAGGTACTAAAGGCCAAGTTTATCAATCCGGTTTCCTGAACCCTGCTATCGAGTTTGAGTGCCCTTATTATTCACCGTTCCGATTCACTCCTGGCAAGGAGGAGAATCATACGGGTTTGAATATTTTCAATGAAGGCTTTGATTACTTTTTAGAAACCAATGCCGGACTTGAATCATGCTGGGATATTCATGTCGCCGCAGGAGAAGACTTCCAGGTCTACTTCTTTACGGGACTTCCCAGGATGTATTTTGAGCCAACCATCCCTGACTAGGGATGGAGCTTTTGGAGACAGACACTCCTAAGTAATTAAATGTAGTTCGCGTGTACTAGCAGGAAAGAACACGACTTAATAAAATTTACCTCTGTGGCCGAGGTAGGCGTTGAAAAGCGACCGGACTACCGCCGAATTAACTAGTGACTTACTTAAGTAGGTTGCTCTCGTCATGTTACGCACGTTAATTCGGTGCGTAGTCATGATCAGAGTGACGTTCCTATAGCGTCTCCTGATAAGGGAGTCACAAGTTTTATAGCGGTAGCCCCGAGTGTTATGGTAACATACACCCGATTGCAAGACCTTTCTTATTTGGATAGGGTCTTGCAAACCGG